AAGAAGACGGCATACCTGCCCGACCATTCTTAGGTCTCACAACTGGGCCGTGGAGAGATGCAGACGAGATTGTTGAAATACTGCAAGACCACCTAAAAGATGCTATTGCATAAAAGCGCCCTGTAAGACATCCTAAGGCGACTTTGTTGATTAGACGAGCAAAGTTACCAATTAAAAAACTTAAACACTTCTAGTGAGATTTAAACAGCAATGAGAGAGAGCGTAACCTCTACCGAAAGAGAAAACTCGGTTTTATGAAGGATTATTCCAATTTTCTTAAATGGAGAGAACCTTTTAAGGTCTTGGCAAATAACTTTCGATCTCGTAATCTGACATCGAAACAAATATACAAGGAAACGTATGAAAAACATTTTAGCCGCAATTTTGCTTCTAACCCTTTTCGCCTGCCAATCGACGCAAAATCAAATTGAAGATGGATATAGGTTAACTCAGGACGAGTTCAAAGATTTTAAACGATACTCTATGCCCAGCGCAGGCGAATTGGATGGCGCACCCATGCTGTCACTAAGTCAAGCGTTTATCGAAGTATTTACTGACGTCAAAAAGGAAAGCGTTGGAACTACGCTTGCTGTAATACTTCATTACGAAGGATGGGTGTTTATAAACCCTGGCGAATCACTTGTATTATTAGTTGATGGCGAGAAAATGCCATTCGTTAGCCCCAGTGGTTCCGCATACAACCGGGGCGTACTTAAAGGGTTGGCTGGCGCGGTGGGTGGTATAAGAGTGAGAGAAGAAGCGCATTACCCAATCACTGTAGAACAAATAAAGAAGCTTGCTTACGCACAAGATGTGAAAGTTAGGATTTATGGCAGTCAGGGAAATGTTACTCGTGAGTTTAACGAAGACTATTTTGAATCACTGAGGGCCTACTATGAAAAATTTATTCTTCCCAACGGTATTGTTTCGATATAGCCCAAACCTAGACTAATCCCCTTCCTTCCCTATCGCCCGACATACTGGTCGGGCTATGAAAAAACAACTAACCACACTTACATCTTCAGTACTTGGAGGCCGCCATGTAGCGACAACGCTAGCAGCAGCCGTGTCCTTTGCTGCCCTTTCGAACCAGTCGAACAACGCTGAGTCTCCACTTGGCGTTGCTGCCTGTACCTTTTCAATTGATATAGAACAGCCCTGGCAACAAATACTCCCGGGAGCTGACTTCGCTGCCTATGATGGCCGCCCTACTGAAGTGCCTGGTAATAAGTGGCGCATCGATAATGCCAAAGGCGAAGCCCTCGCCGCGAAATTAAATGCGCGAGCTGATGCGGGCGAGCAGCTGCTTGTCGACTACGACCACCAAACCCTACTTGCCAAAGAGAACGGTTCTAAAGCCCCTGCCAGTGCATGGGGTAATAAATTCGAATGGCGAGAAGACAAAGGCTTATTTGCTCAGCTTAATTTCACGCCCACCGCGCGAAAGCACATCAAAGACGGTGAGTACAAATACTACTCCCCCGTCGTCATTTACAACAAACACACAGGTGAAGTGTTAGACCTTCACAGCGCCGCTCTCACTAATGACCCAGCAGTAAAGGGCATGAGTCAAGCTGCCGCCCTTCATGCAAACGTTAATAACCAACCATCGGAGCCTACGCCCATGAACGAAGCATTAGCCCTGCTATTTAATCTGCTGGGTATTACTACCCCATCTACCGACATTGATGCTGCTGCATTACATGCACAGTTAACTAAACCAGGTGTGAAAGCCAAGCTTGACGAAATTAAGTCCAAGTTAGACGGCGCAGCGGAAAGCGACCAACAAATTGCCGCGCTTACGGCAAAAGTTGAGCAAGCCAAAGAAGGCGTTAACCCAGCCGAGTACGTGCCTATTGCCACCTATAACGGTGTGGTAGCAGAACTGGCGGCGTTATCGGCAAACCACAGTGCGGTAACTGTCGACCAGCTTATTGAGCAGGCCCAAAAAGACGGCAAGTTCGTGGCGCAAGCGGAGCTGCCTTACTTACGTAGCTTGGGCAAAAGTAGCATGGCAGCGCTTAAAGCACAGCTTGATGGCCGCGCAAGCGTGGAAGCCTTTGGTGGTAAACAAACCAAAGAAAAGAAACCAGACGGTGAAGACCAAAACGCCGTTGCGGCCCTTACCGCTGACCAAAAGCTTGTAGCAGACCAACTGGGCATTTCCCACGAGGACTACGCCACCGAGCTTAAGAAAGACTAGCTCTACGTCTAACCACACACTTAATTTGGAGAAATAAAGCACATGGCTATTATTACCTCACCTGTATTAAACGCAATCCGCACTGGGTTTCGTAAAAACTTCGAAGACGGTAAAACCCGTGGCATGCCGATGTACAATGCCGTGGCCACCATCGTTCCATCCTCAACCAAATCGAACACCTACGGCTGGTTAGGGCAATGGCCGGGCTTCCGTGAATGGATTGGCGAGCGTCAGCTTAAATCACTTAAAGAGCACGGTTACACCATCACCAATAAGGCCTTTGAATCAACTGTGGCGGTTGACAGAGACGATATCGAAGATGACAACTTAGGCGTTTATTCGCCCATGATGGACGAAATGGGTTACGCCTCATCAGTATTCCCAGACGAACTGATATTTCCTTTACTAGGTGCTGGCTTCACGTCTACCTGTTACGACGGGCAGTACTTCTTTGACACCGACCACCCAGTGAATTCTGAAGTAGATGGCAGTGGTACAGATATCTCGTTTTCTAACGCAATCATTGATCCTGGTTACACAGGTGATGCCTGGTATCTGTTAGACACATCGCGAAGCTTAAAACCACTTATCTTCCAAGAGCGCAAAGGTATGCAATTTGTCGCTATGGATAACCCTAACGATGAACAAGTATTCATGAATAAGGTTTTCCGCTATGGCGTAGATTGTCGCTGCAATGTGGGCTACGGCTTCTGGCAAATGGCTATCGGGGTTAAGAAAGAACTGACTCCAGCAACCCTTTGGGAAGCCATCAACAAGTTCCGCAGCTTTAAAGCAGACGGTGGCCGTCCGTTAGGTTTAGGTAAGAACGGGTTAACGCTAGTCGTACCATCCTCACTGCACGAACACGCTACCAAGATTAACGAGCGGGAACAAATTGATGATGGCGGTGTGACGGTAAGTAACGAGCTCAAAGGCAAGTTTACGGTACTAAACCCCGATTACCTTCAAGCTTAATTTCCTAGAACCTTAACAATCACTACAACTACTACAACTGGCTTTTAAATAAAGGCCAGTTGTTTTGGAGAAACGTTATGTCAAAACTCGCTATTGTCTCATTAATTATTACCGCAAGTGTGCCTTCCTTTCGTCGTGCCGGCACAACCTTTACTGACGCCGGAAAAGCCTTCCCTGAAGGTTACTTTACAGAAGAACAACTTAACGACATTCACAAAGAGAAAAAGCTGTCTGTCCGCGAAGTGCAGTCCGATGCCATCCCAGAAGGCGTTGATACCTCACTTATCTCTGCCGCGCTCACCGCTTCCGCCGCTGAAGAAAAGACGAAAGAAAAAAAGACTGCCTCGCAAACCGAACCTACCAAGTCGACGGGAACGAAAGCAACGGGTAAAGCCAGCACAACCAACGACACAGGTGCTAGCGCCTAATTAGCGCTAGTCGGAGCATCACTATGGCGTATTGCACTACTGACAACTTAATTGACCGGTATGGAGCCGATGAACTGTTACGTCTTACTGACCGCGACAATAACGGCTTTATCGACGAGCAAGCAGTAAGTGCAGCCATAGAAGATGCCAGTGACTTGATTGATGGCTACTTGGGTGGGCGTTACACCCTGCCCCTTAATGTTGTGCCTAGCGTGCTAATTAAAATATGCGCTGACATCGCCAGGTTCAATATGTACGACCACACCGTTCCTGAAACCGTCGATAAGAACAACAAGGCGGCGATGGACTTTTTGAAGTCGGTGGGAAAAGGCGAAGTGCGGTTAGGTCTATCAGATAGCAACGAGTCGCCTGCATCTGACGACCAGATACAAATTCATAGTGAGGAAGGCGTGTTTAGCCGTCGCAACTCCAAGGGGTTTATTTGATGCTGAATTTGGTTAAACCCCGCATCGCCAGCCTGTTCGACGAGGTTGGCACCGCCGCAAACGTGAGAAAAGCAATGAGCCAACCACTGCATCGCAATAGCGCAGCGTTTGTCGTGCCAGTCAGCAATCGACCCATGACAAATAGCCGTGATGTCGATATGGGACGTCCGCTGCAAGAGTTTATCGTGACGTTTGGTGTAGTCATTGGATTACGTGCCATTAACGACCCTACAGGCGAGCGAACGCTTGCAGAGCTTGAAAGCCTGCGCAATACACTGCGTGAAAGCTTGTTTGGTTGGAAACCTGACGACGAGCACGAACGCGTTATTTTGGGGAATGGCGACCTTATCGGTTTCACCAACGACGGCCTTTGGTGGATAGACAGATTTTCAACCAATACCTGGTACAGAGGAAATGCAACATGATCATAGTGACCAACGCCAGCGACAACGATATTACGCGCGCAGCCGTTACGTTTAAGCCTGGTGAAAACAAGTTTAAAACGGGTGAGCTAAGCGACGGCAAGCGCGCGCAAATTAGTGCACATCCAAAGCTAAAAGTCGTGGTTGTTGAAGACCGCCCAATTGAAACCAAAGCGCAGCCAAAAGCACAGGAGAAGAAATCATGAGTATCACTCCAGGGTTTAAGGAAAAGAAAAAGTTCATCTTGCTCGCGCTTCGCAGAGACAGTGATACTTCAGGCACTGACTATATCGCTGCAGGTGCAACGCCTAAAGCCATATTGACCACAGGCCTAAGCGTAAAGCCTTTAGAAACTGAACAAGTTAGTCGTGACCTTGACGACGGCAGGAACGGCGGGCAACCCGTCATTCATACCAGCGAAATGATTAGTATCACAGCGCCTTTTGAGCTGGCTGGTTCTGGCACAGCATCTTCGCCTGCCGCTTGGTCATCTCTGGTTCAATTATCAGGTAAAGATGAAAACACGGAAGTGGCGACTGAGGTGTCACACAACCGTATTCAAAATGCATCTGAAGAGTTAGACGGTACGATCTATTTCTACTGGGAAGGGATGTATCACATCTTATTAGCAGGTAAAGCGAGTATTTCGTACGCAGGCAAAATTAATGAACGCTTCATGGGTACCGCCGAAATTAAAGGTGTTTATGGGGGCACGTTGGAAGGTACACCGCCTGAACCAGATTTCAGCGAGTTTTCAGATCCTTTGCCCATGTCCAATACCAACACGACATTTACGCTAGATGGTCAAGCACTCAACCTCTATGAATACGAGCTAAACGGCAATGAAGACGTTCAATACGATGAAGGGACTGAGCGTAAGCAAATTTTCATTAACGACTGGAACGAAGAGGGTAAATGGATAATTGAGACACCCACGCTGAGCACGTTCGACCCATTTGCTATACAGCTGTCTGGCGTGATCATCCCGTTTGAACTTACCCATGGCGCTAATGAGGGCCAAGTTGTCGCTCAAAAGAGCACAGGGGTTCAGATTTTAACGGTCAGCCCTGCAGAGGTGAAAGGTAAACAGGCCTGGGATATTAGTTACCGCGTTATTCGTGGCAACGACAGCCAGCTCATTACTCGCTAATACAACGTGCCCCGTAGGGCGATAAAAACGCTGAGTAAGGGAGTCAGCGATTTACTCACCGCCATGGACGGCAACTTATTCAAGGTAAAAGCATGCCGTTCGTTTTAAAAGAGAAAAAAGAAATTTGGTGGCCAGTAACCATTCACGAGAGCGTTGATGGCGGCACCACCGAAGCCAGAGAGTGCTCTTCACTCTTTGAGATTTTAGAGCCTGAGGAATATGAAACGTGGAAGACAAAACCGGATGTCGATTTTCTCTGTCACGTGGTTAAAGACTTAGGGCGCGACGTTAAGTTCGAAGACGGCACCATCGTTCCCTCAACTGAAGAGAATAAAAAGCGACTATTTAAGAGTTTTGGCTATGTCCGAGCTGGTTACATCAGAGCCTACCATGAAGCAGCAACAGGGCATTTAGAAAAAAACTAGAGGGGGCAGCCCATTATTGGGTGAATGGGCACGGCCCCAAGAAAGATGAAGTTACCGAGTTACGTGAGCAACTCAAAGCGCTGGGCGCAAAGCCTGAATACATCAAAAAGCAAATTGATGCGATGTCACACCACTCAGACTTTGAAATATTTCGTGAAAACATGCCAGTCATTGCCTGGTTTAGCGAAGTAAGACACCTACTCAAGTTTTGGGGTGGAAGATATCAAGGGTTAGATGTCAGCGCGGTTCAAGCTGACGCGCAAATGTCTGAAAGACAATTTTCACCCAAAGAGTATGTTCTGCTGAGAAAGCTAGCGACATTTATTTCAAACGAACTCAACGATAAGGCAGCATCCCAATGAGTGATATCGAAGTTGGCTTAAGACTTAAAGCAGACAACGATGGACTTGTGCGCGGTGTAAAGAAATCGCGAGACGAGATTGAGAAGTTTGGCAATGAAACCGAACAAGCTGGCCGCCAAGCATCACGTGCGTCCTCACAAATCGATTCTGTTGAACGCTCTATATCAAGCATCAAGACAACGACCCTTGGGTTTGGAGCATCGTTAGCGGGCGCATTTGCTCTTCGAGATATATCAAACTACGCAGACCAGGCAACGCTTATAGAGAATAAGCTGCGAGACGTTTCTGAAAGCACAGAGGCGCTAGAAGTAGCACAGAAAGCGCTACTACAGGTTGCCAACGAAACCAGAACTGAGTTCGCATCGTCCGTTGATTTGTATGCCACTTTACAGCGCAACGCGCGTTCATTGGTTGAAACCGACCAAGAGCTTGTAGACATAGTAAAAACGGTTAATCAGTCTTTTGCACTTAGCGGGACTGAGGCTGCAGCTGCAAACGCGGCTATCGTCCAGTTGAGCCAAGGCTTAGCTTCGGGAACGTTACGAGGCGACGAGTTTAACTCAGTTGCTGAGCAAGCCCCTGAAATACTCAATGCTGTTGCAAAGTATCTGAAAGTGACAAAAGGTGAGCTTCGGGAAATGGCTGCTGAGGGGCAAATTACTGCTCGTGTTGTCGTTGAATCTTTAGCATCTGCTGCGGATGAAATTGATGCCCGATTTTCAAAAGCCACAGCCACAATTGAGCAAAGTTTAACGGTAGCCAAAAATAACCTTATCGCGTTTATCGGCGAGCAAGACGAGGCGCTTGGCGTTTCTGAAAATTACGCCGCTGCAATTACTACACTCGGAAACAACATAGAAACCGTCGCAGATATCCTTGTTGCGGCCTCAATTGTTGTCGGAGGCCGCTACGCAGGAGCACTCACTAGCGCCGCGATTGCAAAGGGTGTACTCATTAGGCAAGCACTCATAGCAACCCCTGCAGTTACTGGCCTTAGTGCCTCATTAGGGGTTCAAGCTAGCAGAGCGACAGCTTCCACCATCGCCACTAATGCGTTAGCGCTAAGTATGAGACGTCTCAACAGCGCTTTAGTTTTGCTAGGTGGGCCTGCTGGTATAGCAATAACTGCAGGCGCTGCTCTTCTTTACTACACCAGCAAGCAAGATGACGCACAAGTAGCGACTAGCGAGCATAGCGAGAAAGTAGCAACGCTCGTGAGTCGTTTTAAGGAGCTTAATAAAGTTCAGCGTCAAGGCGAAATAGACAAACTGAATGTTAAAGAGACGCAGCAAAAAGAAAAACTGCTTGCTCTTCAAAAAGCATATTCAGATGAGCAAGAAAGACAGGCTGCAGCCAATAGAAACGCAGCACCTGCAACCAATCAGTTTTCAGGTATCAGCCAAGCAGTAAGTAATTCTAACGCCCTGGGAAGTATCTCTACAGAGATTGAGGCGCTTAAGAACGACTTGGTAGAGACGCAATCACTCAAAGAAAAGTTATTGAGTGTTGATGACGCGGCTAAACAAGAAGAGCGCCTTACCGCCAAATCACGTTCTGAAGGCGTCAAGCGATTAGAAGATTCAATTGCCGCATATGAAAAGGATACGGACAACTACAGCCGTCAATTGCAAGTGAAGCAACAAGTGCTGGCTGGCAATCTGACTGCCGAAGAGGCCGCGATCTACGAATCAATGTGGCGAACTGAAGACGCCATGAATGAGCAGTACACCCGCCTTAAAGAGCAAATCACCGAGTTTTACGACAGTGAAATCCAAAAAGCGACAGGTAACAAAGAGCTTATTGCTCAGCTTGAGCAGGAAAAAGCTGACAAGACGTTGGAGATAAAGCGCAACCAGCAGGAGAACGAACGACTTCTTCAAGAGCAGTTTCAGCTCGATATGTCCCAAACCAATCAATCGTTTTGGGAAAAGATGCAAGGTCATATTGAGCGGACAACAGAAAACTTTGATGCCATGTGGGGCAATACTTTTGACCGTTTCGCATCGGGTATTGGCGACGCAACTGCGACGGCGCTGTTTGAGCAACAAAGCTTTGGCGATGCTATGAAGAGCATTGCCAAAGGTGCTCTTCAGTCTCTGGTGTCAGGTCTGGTCGAACTGGGCGTCAAAAAGCTCGCGCTTTTTGCGATTGAGCAAGGCATACAAAAAATGGGGGCTGCATCCAATATAGCTACGGCGACAGCAACTGGGGCATCTATGGCTGCAGCCTATGATATTCCTGTTGTTCCTCATGGTAGCGGGGCTTACAGTTATCACTTTGTCGTTACTCAACCACACTGCCCTTTCTGTGAATACCTAAATACAAGTCCGGATTGCAAGAGCTTCCCTCCTGTTTTTGGAAATATGTTCACTAATGAACAAGCACCGGTGAATGGAACAATTTTCCCTTCAGATGAACCTGGATGGGGATTAAAACTGAACAGAGATCACTTAAATCTAATTAGACCATTTAATGAAGAAATATGAACATTGAATTTTGGGATCCCCATTTTCACATATGGGACATCTCTGAAGATACCAAAAGTGGTCATGATTCTAAACAGCTTTTCGCACCAGGAAAAAAGCAAATTTATACTTGGCACGATTATGAAAAGGATGTGCAGTACAAAGATCTTAGTTTCAAGCATATTGGCGGG